GAGCAGGTGCTGCCGCATTTAAGGGAACAGATATGGCCAGAGGCGCCATGGGAATGCGCACTATGTCCGATGTTTCTGCCGATAGGCAAACCATAAAAGCCCGCACGGCCGGCGATGCCGCAGAAGATAGACGACGTGCAAGGATTATAGCAGACCGTCAAGCGCGGGAGGAAACGATTAGGTCGCAGATGCCCGGCGCAACGGCCGACGAATTAGCAGCCGCGTTCCGAAATGTCCGAGTCGATATGGACGGTCGCACAGTAGGCAACCTTACATACAGAGCTTCACATCCAGCGAGCCAACGATAATGGCATTCTTACGAGATTTAGACCAGCGGTATCACGAAACCATGACCGAACTTTATAGCGGAGTTCGTGACATGAAAGATTCCGCTGCGTTGCATCCTATTATCATAGTCCCGCCAGACGACCCGAACAAAGTAGAGGGCGTTGGTAACACTAATAGATTGGTTCCGGTACGTCGAGTAACCACCGATGAAGTAAGAATGAGTACGTATCTTACGAGTCCACGGGGATTGAAGTTTCTCATAACCCAACAGTTGCTCCAAACTGGCAACACAATTTCAGAAACCAGAATAATCAACCCGTTGTTTGTTAATCTCAACCTAGCACCTCATGCATACTTCAATAGGCATTTATTCGACCAGACCAATATTATTGTATCGGATCCCAATCGCTCGCCCGCGAGCACGCCAGAGGTAGGGTTGGCTGGCCGGTTGCAACTTGAATCGTCTGCACAATCTTTGGTTAGTGTTATTGGTAGGGAATCCGGCAGATCAGTACTGTCGCTTATCGGTGCTCAAGTATTTGGAACGTTGGCAGGCACTATTGGGATTGGCGACGATGTTGGTACGTTGGGAATTAACGAACGCCCAGAGATTTTGATTGGTCCAGATAAACGATTCTATTCTGAGTTGTTGAGGTTAGGATATGAAACTACCGGCCAACGAGAGTTGACCATTCTAACTAATGCACTCGCCGCGGCAGGCGCGATTGGTTCTACATTCGGACTGCCCAATATTTTCTCTGGAATAACCGATGGGTTCGTAAATCCAATTCCTGCCCAATCACAACAAATGAGGTACGGTCCTGGCCGGACCCCGACAATTCCGGGCCGTAAACAGGCGCCGGCATCCGCCATAGATCCGAACGAACCTACACGATATATACCAGGTTCGATCGGCTCACGGGCTCCCATTCTACTAAGCGCCACATCGGTTCGAATTGGACAGTTGGCTAGAGGGGTTGATTTACTTCAAGTTGGATTCGGTGCATTGTCGTTAGGAGGGTCCACAGCGATAAGACGGATAGCAACGAGTCTATCTGCGGCATCTAGCAATATCAGCAATATCTTTTCAGCAGCGTCAAATCAGGTTGGACAGATTGCACCACAGACACAAAATTTGATTTCCGATTTATCTGTTAATGATGAGGGCAAACGATCACGCGTCATAGCTGACGAATTACAATTTCCTGACGAAGCATTACAGAATAGATACGAGGCTGATGACAGATTGACATTCGTTAGGGATGCATTGTCCGAGCAGGCTAAGTTGATTGAAAAATACACTGAGAATATAGGAACCGATAAGGTTCCCAAACGCGGTGTCCTCGGCGGTATAACGTTGGAGAACTTGCAGCAAATAAACAAGGACCGTGAAGATTTCGTTACTGTAATTCGCAGACCCGAGGGCCGTGATCCGTTCACAGAGACTCTATCTGCACAACAATTCTTTGCCGGATTGGAGACTAGACAAATTAGTCCTCGTGGTGGGACGGTAGCTCCTGGATATTACCATGATACATTGAATCTTGTTGGTAGATTGGAAGGTACAGAAGGCGTCCGCCCTGATTCGGAAGACTTCCCTCAAGACTATATCAACGTCACCATTTTTGATAAAATCAATGATAGGTTGGAGCCGTTTCGTGCACTCATTGAAGGGGTGTCGGAAACCACTACGCCTGAATTTACCGAGACTCAGTATATTGGACGAATCGAACGAAATATTGTGTACCTGGGCGCCAAAAGAACTTTGAGTTTCACGCTGTACGTTCATGCGTGGACCGCGTTAGAACTACGAAGTGTGTGGGACAAGGTAAACTTCATAACTGGATTAGCTTTTCCATCTAAGATAAGTGATGACGGATTCCTACTTCCGCCAGTCGTTGAATTGACTATCGGTGATATGTACGTGAATCAGCCTGGATATTTCTCTGGCATTACCCATACTGTTGAGGAAGGAACTTCTTGGGAAATAGAACGTGACGCACAAGTACCTCACAGGATTCAAATGCAATTGTCATTCGAACTTATTGAGAAGGAATCTATGGTGGCGTCCAGCGGATTTTATGGGTTCGGTTTGCCTGTGACTAACTAGGGAGTATACGGTGGGATTCAATAGAAATGCAAGAGAGACAATTAGAGTACTTGGGCACAGCGAGCTTAGGAACGAGGGAATCCAAGTGTTTAGTGCGACCCGCCCAACCAAAATTCAGCCTCGCCAGGATGATTTAATCATCATTGCTAGTGAAGAAGATCGTTTGGATAATTTAGCGGCCAAGTTTTACGGTTCTCCTCGCCTGTGGTTTGTAATCGCATCGGTCAACAATTTGAACAACGGTAGTATGCACATTACGCCTGGAACTGAGATTAGGATTCCACTAAAAAGTAGAGTTATCTAACTATGCCTGAAGCAAGAAACTCTTTTCCACAACCGAATGCTATCAGACGGTATACGCAACAAGAATTGTTTCGTAGAAAGCAAAATTTTGATGGTTCTGAATTGGCAGTGCCAAGCCCTCTAGTCATGCCATTTGTGCGCTTCACTTCTACAAAAGCGGATCCTGGTCCGCCCAAGTCCTATCGTTTCTTTCACATGGGATTGCATGGGTTGCCCGTAACGGAAACCGCAGAGGGACTTGACGCATTTGGCAATATTTTTGAGATGACCTACGGCGGTCGGGACGTTGTGGGATACGCATTTGGTGTAGATGGTAGGAGAACGCCTATCACATCTACAGATTTTGCGCTGACCAAAAATGATAATCCAGCCGAGGGCCGCCATCCCGTTCCAGGCGTCACTAATATTTCTGTCAAACATATGGGAGCGAACGAACCAATCCAAACTACTGTGAGTTGGGTATGCTATAACACCACACAGTTAGAATTTCTACGCCAGCATTTTTTGATGGCAGGTGGGTATGTAGTGATAGAGTTTGGAAATTATTGGTCGAATAGAGAAGAACAACCGCCTCTGTTAGATTTCAGTGATCATGATGATGCTCTCATGAAGCTGACGGATTTTGTTATCAAGGGCAGACAATTCATGTCTGACGAACTGTTCGAACCAGCACAAGGGAATTATAACATGGTGATTGGTCGTGTGGTGGATCAATCTATCTCTTTCGAAAGTGACGGATCAATTCACTGCACCACAGTCTTTTACAGTACGGGTGAGGCTGTGTTTGGAATTCACAACACCAGACTTTTAAGCAGCATGTCAACTCAAGAAAGACGTGAGCTTTTTAGTCTAACCATCAACGATTTCTTTAGTGAGGATCCTGATTCCGGCTTCAATCTGTTGTTAGGTGACCCTAGAATTTCTGAGTTGGTGGTCATTCAGAAAGCACAAAACGACAACCAACTAACCGCTCCCGAGAAGCAAAGCTACAAGTCAAGGTTTGATTCTAAATTCATTCCATGGAGCGTATTTATCAGACAGGTAATGGCAAGGTTGTTTGCGTCGGTGGGCGCCGAAGATGTTTCTTCGGACGTTGACCTATTCACTACAATCAATTTTGATGAACCAGAGGTAGGAAACCATCGTTTACTTGCATCTACTGATCCGAGTACACTGGTTATAGTCAAATCGTTTATGTTGGAAGGAACCCAAGCACAAAAATCGTCGCTGCAAGTAGATGAATTAGGTGTATTTGCAAAGGCCGTTCCTGGCCACGAGCCACATTTTGTTTCCGCAGACGGAGGCGAAGAAAAGGGGCTGTTGACTAATGGTATTTGGGTAAACGTGGGAGCAATCAGAGAATCGTTCGTCCAGTCTAATACGTTCTATCAAGGCCTCATGGCACTGTTGAATCGTATGAATAATGCTGTAGAAAATTACTGGCGATTGGATTTGGCGTTCGATGAAGAAACTCAGGAGTACAAGATTTACGATAGGAAGTGTGTATTCGGATCCAAAGTATCGCCGCCCGCATATCTTTTCAATGAGGCCGGTGATGGACAGGCTGTCGGTGAGTTGCTGGACTTTAGTTTTGAGGCTAACTTTAGCAAGGAATCCAAAACTGCGATACTTTTATCATCGGGAGCTAGAATACGACAAGATGTAATGGAAGGTTTTGCCGGTGGATTCAATCAACCTAGTTTTTGGACAAGAGTGTTGAATCTTCCTGACTTGGTGGATGAATTGGGAAAGAACGTAGAAACTGTAAGATCAACGAAAGCATCAAATGAACAAGGAAGTTTGGGGCCGACAACACGTGCGTTGTTCCGAGTAGAAAACCTAACTCCCTCAGACGACGGAGCGAAGGCAGTCCGCATCGAATTAGAACCCCAGGGGGAATCCTCGGCGGAGGCAGCAGAACGAGAGAGAACACGTAGGATAAGACGATTTGGTGATCCTATGCTGGCGTACATTGCAAATCCAACAAAGTTGATTACCCAAATATCACAAGATGGAGCAAGAAACCCAAACCAAATCAATAATTTTGTGTCACCAATTCCAACCGAAATCAACATGTCGTTGACGATAACGGGAATCACCGGAGTTGCATTTTACGACACATTTCTAGTGGACAAATTGCCTAGAATATACAGTGATCACGGCGTGTTTCTCATCAACGAAATTCAGCATGATGTGAATACAAATTCAGGATGGACCACCACTCTTGGCGGCCTATACTATTTTGTCTCACTCGCCGATGATGGTCCGGCAAGAGATCAACCAGTTGGATTCACTGATACTCCACAAAATGCTCTAGGTACAGGAGCACCGCTGCCTTCCCGAGCCCAACGCACAATCGCCGCAGACAATACGGCAGTTGCTCCGTCAGCTAGATTCGGTGCCCCGCCCGTACCTTAAGGTAAGAAATCATGCCACATAACGAAGATCAAGAAATGTTGGACACATACAGAAAGAGCGCAGGCAATACTTCCATGCTGGCGACAACTTCCGTGTTCATTCCTGTACCATCCGATGCCGATTTCGATTTTGGAGAGATACGTAGGTACTTCTCACAACAAACAAATCAACCAAACGGAGAGGTCATAGAAACGTCTAAGGCGATATTCAGTACGCTTTCTCAAAGATCTCTGTTCACGGTAGTTGAGGTACGATGGAAGATTTCTGGTTTAGCTGATGACACGACAGATCCATCCACGGGCGAAATAGATGTTCGTGGTGTACGATCGTCTAATAGGGCAGCAGTTTTGGAAGCCGCGAAGGTCATACCTTCCATTACCAGTAAGCTAACGAATACCCTTCAGCTATGGCAGGGATTTTAGTACTTGACAAACTCGCTCAAATGTGGTATCTTAGGGTATATCAAAATGCCAATGACGGTTATATGCAAATCATCGAAAATCGGTCAGACTTCAATTCGTTTATAAAACGGTTCAAGACCCAAGCCTCCATACTCATTCCAGTGCCTATTGATAGCCGACAACATGTGGCGTCCAACAGGCTGTGTTTAGTGGGTGTATGTGAGGTAACATCCGGCGAAGTGACCATTTTACCGTTCAACCATCCCGAAGCGACCAACCTAGAACGAGACTTAATCAAGACACTAGGCGAAGGTCTGGAGCTTTGGACGCCTGACACGAAGTTGTTGGGTTACCTTCCGATTGACCGTCCGTTGTGGGATTCGGTTGGAGATATTCAGTCACTAGAATATTTGTCCACCGGAAACGTAACGGCGCCATCCGAGTTTTATTGTCCTACGATTCGTCACTCGCATGAACGGCATTATCATGACGCCGGCGTGAATCGGGCAATCCCATTATACAAATGGGCAGAATTCATCGAGAAGTATTGTGAACACTTGCGTAGTGTTATCAATGAACATCGTGACGAATCGTCCACACCGGCATACGACTTCCTGTTGGCGACGGCAATTCCCGCGCTTAAACAGGTCGAGTCCAACGGTCTACACGTTGACTTGGATGTATTGAAGAACCACTTTGGAACACCGAATAGGTTCGTCACAAACGATACTGTGTACTCACAATATAATCTGTTCACAGCTACAGGCAGACCTAGTTGTACGTTCGGTGGAATCAATTTCGCAGCATTGAACAAAGACAGTGGAGAAAGGGCGGCATTCACCAGCAGATTTAGGGATGGAATGTTGGTCAACGTCGATTTCGAATCTTACCATGTCCGTTTGATAGCCAACCTTTTAGACTACGACCTTCCAGAAATTCCAGCACACGAATATTTCGGTCGGTACTATTTCGGAACAGACAATTTGACTCCCGAGCAATACAAAGAGAGCAAAGACAAGACGTGGAAACTGCTATACAGCGGACAGCCTAGTGAAATACCGTTCTTCGTCATGGTGGCCAATTTCAAAGAACAGTTGTGGGACAAGATGCAATCCGATGGTTACATAGAATCCCCGATAACTGGTAAGAGATTTGTGTTGGCTCACATTTACGAACCGCGGGCATCAAAGATTTTCAACTACTACGTCCAGTTTATGGAGACGGAGCAAAATCTCATATCGTTGCTGGGCCTACAGAAGTTGTTTGAAGGGTGGCGGTCAAAAATTGTCTTGTACAACTACGACTCATTCTTGATTGATTTTTCAATGGAAGATGGTGGCGGCCTACTTTTGGATGCGATAAGCTATTTGGAACAGGACAAGAAGTTTCCTGTCCGAGTCAACTACGGAAAGAATTTCAACGAAATGAAGGAGCTGCATCCGCAATACCTTTAGTTTGACGGTAAGTCTGCTCTACTTATAGCCCGGAGAGAAACACAGTGGGTTATAGGGGCAGACCAATGGTTAGGACTCAGTTACTATGTACGTTTTGTACGGAAGATACTTTAGACGAGACAATTGAACAGATTGTTTCTTGCTACACAGTCGCATTCAAATCAATCTACATTTTAGAAAATGTTGATGAGGATGGAGAGTTGTGTTGCACGTACAATGTAGAGGCTGACGTAGAACCCCGTGGATCCATTCCACTATCTACGATTTCACTCCACCGCAAGAAGCACACTAACACACTATACACCATCAATGCGCTCAACAAACTCATTGCTGAGCAAAATGACGGCGAGGTAGACAAGAGTTTCCAAGTCGATTGGAACGAACTTCGTAACATGATTCTGGTCACACAATACGGCCACCTAAAGAGAATCAACACCAAGATTCAACAGGTGATGAAGTTAGACGAATGATAAAGTTGAAAGACCTTCTGCTAGAACAATCTCTTAAGTGGAAACGAGTTCGCGCCGGAGTATACGAAGCAACGACTGATAAGGGAACCTATAAGATTGAACGGGTAGGTGGTCCGAGAGAAGGTACACCTACTCAGTGGAATGTGTTCGACGCCGATGCAAGTGAAGCAGATGATGCAGAGAACACGTTGGGCGCCGCCAAGCAGCGAGCGCAGATGTGGTACAAAAACCAATAACATTTCGAATTCTATCAAAGGATTTTTAATTGTAAGTTGTTGGTACTAAAGGGTTTATGTGGTGTCTCAAACGTGCGTTTCGGCGTCGGGCGAGATACTTATATGAAAGGGATGAACGTATCCCACGGTTATATTTAACGCTAAACTAATGACACTAAACGCTAAACAATAAGGAGCAACGCCATGACATTAGATTTCGATGCAATTCGTAAGAAGCTCAATTCCCTCCAAGGTCAGAACAGCCGTTCTACCGCTCTCTGGAAGCCCACCGAAGGTAAGACAATCATTCGTATTGTGCCTTGGAAGGAGCGTCCGGACAACCCATTCGTTGAGCTGTATTTCCATTACCTTGGCCGCAAGACTCAAATGTCTCCGCTGACCAATGGTAATCCCGACCCTATCGCAGAATTTGCCGACAAGTTGGCTGATACTGGCGCCAAGGAAGATTGGCAGCACTCGCGCCAATTCCGCCCAAAGCTTCGTACCTTCGTCCCCGTGGTAGTGCGCGGTGAGGAAGATAAGGGTGTACGCATGTGGGGCTTCGGAAAGACTGTTTACGAAGCACTTCTCAAGGTTATCGCCGATCCTGATTACGGTGATATCACCGATGTACAGGCAGGTCGTGACATTGGTATTGAGTTCACTCCCCAAAACAAGAGTGACACCAATTTCGCACAGACTACGGTTTTGGTCAAGCCCAAGGAAACACCACTTTCTCCGGACGCAGAAGTTCTTGAGGGGTGGTTGACGGAACAGCCAGACGTTTCGGAGATTTGGGACGAGCCAACCTATGACGAGTTGAAAAGCTTTTTGGATAGATTTCTCAATCCAGAAGGTGACACTTCGGTAACCGCCACTGAAAAGGCGCCAGCAGTAGAGGAGCCAGCAGAGGTAACAACCGATGAAGTTACGCCGGTCGCTGATGTAGCTGATACGGTTGAGGCAGTCGTAGAGGAAGATGAGACTCCTGTTGATTCAGGTGACGTTGCTCAGGCATTTGAAGAGCTATTCGCTCAGAACTAAACTCCAATATCTACGGCCTTCGGGCTTGATACCCTAGCCCGATTTGTGCCCTCACCCGAGGAATGTACATGGGAAAGACTGACGACTTAGCATCGGTCATTGCCGAACAAATCAATAAACTGTCTGGTAAGCAGGTTGCTTACTTTCTGTCTGACGACCCGACCGCTCCAACCCACTTCACGGATTTTATCTCAACGGGATCTTCCATCCTAGACATTGCGGTGTCTAATCGTAAGAATGGTGGAATCGCCTGTGGTAGAATTACCGAGTTGCAGGGAAACGAGGGGTCGGGTAAGAGTCTGATAGCGGCACACATGCTGCAAGATTGTCAACGACGTGGCGGAGTAGCAGTACTCATCGACACAGAAACCGCAGTCAACGAAGATTTCTTTCGTGCTGTCGGTTTGGATATGTCGAAAGCCATCTATGTCAGTGAAAATTTGATTGAGAATATTTTCGAAATCATAGAGAAAATCATTGAGTCGGTTCGAAAGACTGACAGCGACAGATTGGTTTGTATCGTAGTTGATTCACTAGCAGGTGCTACAACAGAACGAGAGGCCGAGTCCGATCACGGACAAGATGGTTACGCCACAGGAAAGGCAATCATCATTAGCAAGGCACTCCGAAAGATTACCAAGTTGATTGGTGATCAGAAGATTGCGTTGGTATTTACCAACCAGCTTCGACAGAAGATGAACGCAATGCCGTTCGCTGACCAATGGACAACTAGTGGTGGGAAGGGACTTGCGTTCCATTCCTCTACCCGAATCCGATTGATGTTGGCGGGAACATTGAAAGATGGAACCACCAAGGAAATCATTGGAGTGAAGGTAAAGGCCAAGGTTATCAAGAATAGGTTGGGTCCGCCACACCGAATTGCCGAATTCAATGTCTTGTTCAACAAGGGCATTGATGACTACGCTTCGTGGTATCAGACGATGAAAGACCGCAAGTTGGTCACAGGCAACGCAACATATCCTATCTGGACAGATCCTAAGACGAACGAAGCAATCAAGTTTCAGAAATCTACGTTCGTGGAAAAACTTCTCAGTGACAAAAAGAGGCGGGAAGTCATATACAATCAGATAGCTGACTCGCTCATTATGACTTACGAGGAGAACGATGCAGATATCCTTGAGATAGCGGAGGCGCCAGAGAACGTATGAGCATCAACGATCTACACGCACGCTTCTTAAAAATGGCGGAAGAAACCGAACGGTTCGACGTGTCAGATGTAAATGGTAAGGTTCTAATCGTAGATGGGTTGAATTCCTACATTCGATGCTTCGCCGCCGTCCCTACGATGAATGAGGACGGAGATCATATGGGTGGAGTGACTGGCTTTCTCAAGAGTATTGGGAAGGCCATTCGAACATTTAGGCCTACCCGAGTTATCATTGCATTTGACGGACGCGGCGGTTCACAACGCCGTCGAAAAATCTTCCCCGATTATAAAGAAAACCGTAGGACGATGAACCGCTTGAATCGTACCTATGAAGGGTGGAAGAACAAAGAGGAAGAAAACCAATCACGTCATTACCAGTTGATTACGTTGGCACAAATCTTATCG